TTCCACGCCTCTCTCAAGGACGCACACCAGGCGATTACGGAGCACCGCCAGGCAACCTGCCCCCACGCCTACGAGGTGCTCGACTTCGACGGCAACCCCAGCCTGAAGCACTACACCAACATCTTCTGCCCCGACTGTGGGCTACGGATCGAAGCACCAGGCCCGACCAAGCCGTTCCAGCTCAAGCCCCACCAGCGATGAGCGAGGGAACACGCCCAGCCTGCCCGATTACGCACTCGAGCCTGGTGCACCCTCGAGCAAACCTACAGTTCACTAATCACCTGAGCATCACGTTCATCAGGGACGTGAACTACTGCCCCACCTGCGGAGAGAAACTATGACCCCCGACGAACGCCAAGCCCTACGAGAGAAGCACGCACCTCTGAACTACGGCGACGGGGTTCCGCCTGAATGCTTAGGCTGCGATGACAACTGCATCGAGGGCGAAGGAATCGATTGGCCCTGCGACGTAATCAAGGTGCTGGACGCTACCGAAAACCTAAAGCCTAACGACCTAAAAACTAAAGTTGAGTGCGACGTAATCAAGCACCTCACCGAGCGCAACATTGAAAGAAGCAAAATACTGGCCGTCATACACGCTTACGACGAAACGCCCGAGAGCAAACTGGCACGTATTTGGGAAGTATTAGGGAGAGAAGCGTGAGCGACTTTGACGACTTCGACGCTTTCGTCGAGAAGCACCAGATCAAAGACGATGAGCTCGGAGCAGCCTTTGCCGCGTGGCTGAGCGGTAAGGGCTGGGACGGCGACTTCGAGCAGGTCAAGTGACCGTTATCGCTGCTATCTCCACGCCTCAGGGCTCGGCCATAGGCTCCGACAGCCTCGCCGCCATAGGAGACCTCTGCGCACCCTCGGCCAGCCCGAAGATAGGCAAGTTCGGCAACGTCCTGCTGGGCTTCGCTGGCTCGTGGCGAGCCGGTCAGCAGTTCCTCGAGCACACCTCACGCCTCGCTAACCCCACTCTCCGGCAGATACTGGACTGCGAGACCGCCGAGACGGACTGGAACCTGCTGGTGGTAGAGGGAACACGGATCTACGAAGTGTCAGCAGACAAGGGAGTCGTGGAGGCTCTGCCGTTCGAGGGCTACACCTACGCCGCTATCGGCTCGGGAGCAAGCGTCTGTCTGGGGGCTCTGGGCTACGCTGCGCCACGCCTAGACCGCCAGGCTCTCCGACGAGCTCTACTGGTGACTGCCGAGCACACCACCACCGTCGCTGGGCCGTTCCACGTTATAGAGTTGTAGCCAGTGAAACCCCAATCCGCATACATAGTTGGCAGAAGTGTCACCAGTCTGGTACTCTTTAAGTCTATGCTGGACTCTTTCTGTCCGGCTCTAAACTCTGGCGTCTAAACTATGGCTGGCTTTCAACGAACTGAAGAGCAGGCGCACCTCGACACCGCAGCCCTGCGCCTACGCTCCCTCGGGATGTCATACCAGGCTATTGCCGACCAGCAGGGAACGACCAAAGCAACGGCCTACAACCGATGCCAGCGAGCCCTCGCCGCTATCCCAGCCGAAGCCGTAGACGAGTTCCGCAGGCTCGAGGGCCAGCGCCTAGACCTGCTGCTCGAAAAGGCTATGGACAAGGCACTCTCCGAGGAGAAGTCTGCCCTGTTCGCCATAGACCGAGTGCTGGCGATTATGGATCGCAGGGCGAAACTAATGGGCCTCGACGCACCAATCAAGACCGAGGTAATCACCCTGGACTACATCCAGCAGGAGATCGCCCGTCTCGAGGCCACACTCGGGGAGATAGATGACGACGCTACTGAGGCAACGCCTAGCGGAACTGAAACGGCTTGAAGCCCTAGAACTCAAGGAGCAGGCGCTCAAGGCCGAAATCGCCAAGCGTGAGCTCGGCCACAGTCGCTACCGCTCTTCAGCCCGTCCCCAGCAACTCCCCCCCGAGGGGAACTGGCGCATCTGGCTCATCCTCTCAGGCCGAGGCTGGGGCAAGACGTTCACCGGAGCAGGCTGGCTTATCGAGAAAGCCCTCAGCCAGCCAGGCATCGAGTGCGCAGTGGTCGCTCCAACGTTCACCGACGTTCGCCGCACCTGTGTCGAGGGGCCGTCAGGGATAATCAAGTCCCTGCCAGCCGGAGCCCTCGAGCAATACAACCGCTCCAACGGCCAGATAACCCTGACTAACGGCTCGAAGATACATATGGTCTCGGCAGACGAACCAGACCGAGCCCGAGGACTGAACCTGTCCTACGCTTGGCTCGACGAGTTCGCAGCCTGGCGCTATGAGGAAACGTGGACGGCCGGACTCGCACCGGCGCTTCGTATCGGTAATCCGCAGACGATTATCACCACCACCCCACGCCCCACGAAACTCATCCGAGAGTTTATGAACCGAGAGGACGGGTCGGTAGTCGTCACTCGTGGATCTACGTTCGACAACCAAGCCAACCTCTCACCGGCAGCCCTCGCTGAACTCAAGGCTCGCTACGAGGGAACTCGACTAGGCCGCCAAGAGCTCTACGGCGAAGTCCTACTGGACACACCTGGCGCTATCTGGACTCACGCCGACATCGAGAAGAACCGAGTGGCCGAAGCCCCCGAACTGGTGCGCATCGTGGTCGCTATCGACCCAGCCGTCACCTCCGGAGAGAACTCCGACGAAACCGGCATCGTGGTAGTCGGCAAAGGCGCAGACGGCAGGGGATACGTCCTCGCAGACCGCTCGTGCCGTGACACGCCCTCTGGGTGGGCTCACAGGGCAATCCAAGCCTACGAGGACTTCAACGCTGACCGCATCGTGGCCGAGAAGAACCAAGGCGGCGATATGGTCGAGATGACTATCCGCTCCGTGATGCCCTCGGCCCCGTTCAAGGGCGTGGTGGCAAAGCAGGGCAAGCGCCTACGAGCTGAGCCACAGGCCGCCCTCTACGAGCAAGGCCGAGTGTCCCACGTTGGCGTCTTTGACATCCTCGAAGACCAGATGACCTCGTGGCTCCCCGACTCGGGAACCTCACCAGACCGGCTCGACGCCCTCGTTCACGCCCTAGCGGAACTGGGACTGGCCGCCGGTGCTAGTGCTGACCGCTTCTTCGCTGAACTCGCCCCACCCTGCCCTATCTGTGGCGTACCGGTGGCACGAGACGCATCAAACTGCCCTCACTGTGGCGCACGAAATAACGACTACGACCTAGTTCAGGTCTACCCCCGATAGGACGAAATGGCACTCCGAGACCGCTTCAGCCGTAAGGCACGAGACCTGAAACTAGCAGAGACCGTGGCCGAGGCTGTAAAGGCTGGGCTGTCTGGCTCCCCTATGGGAACCACCAACTACAACCGAGCAACCCCTGCCGAGCCCTACTCGACTATCGGCGGTCAGGGCATCGTGACGGGTATCGGCCAGGCTATCCCAATGGATCGCCCAGGTGTCACCCCTGACGGCGGTGGCTTCGGTGCGATGCTCGGCCCAGCAGCTCCTCTGCTCCCTGCGCCAATCGACGTTGTCTTGGACGAGACGGGCCGTGCGCTTCCTCGTAAGTACGAGTATCAGGTCGCCACCAACCTCAACCTCACGAAAGAAGAAACCCCATACGCAATTCTTCGTAGTTTGGCCGAGCAGTGCGACATCATCCACCGTGCTATCGAAATCCGAGTGGGCGACCTCGTAAAGCAGGACTGGTCGTTCGACCTCTCGGAGTCGGCTATCGCACAGATCCAAGCCGAGCAGAACGTCAGCCACGCTAAGGCCGCCCGTATCGGACGAGACAAGTACGGCGAGGAAATCAACCGACTGACGGCGTTCTGGAAGAACCCCTACGTCCAGTCCGAGCGTTCGTGGAGCGAGTGGCTGACCGAGGCGCTGTGGCAAGTGTTCGTCTACGACCAACTCTGTGTCTACCCTCGCTACAACCTCGGCGGCGCAGTCATCGGCTTCGACGTAATCGACGCTCCGACTATCAAAATCCTGCTCGACAACCGAGGCGACGTGCCCCACCCACCCTCACCGGCTTACCAGCAGGTGCTCTGGGGCTTCCCCCGTGGCGAGTTCGTGGCCTCCCCCGACTCCGACGGCGACTTCTACAACACACCAGGCAAGTACGGCGAATACAAGACCGACCAACTCTCGGTGTTCATCAAGAACCGCCGCACCTGGTCGCCCTACGGCTTCTCGCCCGTCGAAGAGGCAATCCCAGCAGCGACCCTCTACCTAGACCGCCAAGCGTGGATGCGAGCCGAGTACCAGTTCGGATCTACGCCGATGACGTGGATGCGCACCAACTCCGTAGAACTGGGCTTGGAGAAGCTCAGCGCCTACGAGCGCATCCTCAATGACCGACTGACCGGCTCAACCGCCGAGCGCCACCGCATCAAAGTCCTGCCCGACGGCTTCGACCCAGTCGAGACCCGTTCGCAGGAAGAGCGCTTCAAGCCGGAGTACGACGAGTTCATCATCAAGCGCATCGCCGCTATCTTCGGCGTGACCCCCTCATCGCTGGGAGTGGTTGCCCGTGCCGGTCTCGGTGGTGGCAAGGGTGCGCACGACGGCGAGAGCGAGTCCTCGGAAATGGTCTCGACCAAGCCGATGATGAACTACATCACGGACATCATCAACTCCCTGAGCCGTCGCTACCTCGATGCCGACCTCAACGTGACGTTCGTGCTTCAGGACTCGACCACCGCCGCCAACGAACTCGAGCAGGCCAAGGCGCTTCAGATGCAGCTCTTCTCCGGCCAGAAGACCCTCAACGACGTACAGGGCGAACTCGGCCAGGCACTCTACGAGATGCCAGAGGCAGACGAGCCGTTCATCGTGGCCGGTCAAACAATCCAGTTCCTCAAGGGACTGCTGCAAACGAACGCAACCGGCGAAACTATCGGACAGAAAGAGACCCCCAGTGAGCCAGGCACACCGAGCGCACAAGGCGAAGAAAGTGCGAGTGAAGAAAGCCCGAGTGAAAGCAGCACGGCGCAAACTCCGCTAAAGGCGCAGGAAGCAAAGGCGTTCGCTAAGTTCATTAGCCGACCACGCTCACGAGAGTTCGAGTTCAAGTACCACACGCCCGAAGAGGCTGAAGTCTTGAAAGCGCAGATAACCGATACCCCAAAAGCCCGTTCAACTACTAAGGCCGAAACGCCTGCCATAGTTGCCCGTCGGCGCAAGGTCTCCGGCCACTACGCCCCACTCATCCACGAGGCCCTCAAAGCCTCTGTGACGGACGTAGAGACGGCCGTGCGCCACGCTATGACCGCTAACACCGCCAAGGCTGCGAAGTCCAACAAGGACAAGAACGACGCCAAGGCGGCGGTGGACAACAACGTCACGTTCGACCCGAAGAAACTGACTGACCTCGTGGGCGCAGTTCACGCCGAGGCCGGTCTGGTCGGCACTGACGACGCTGTGACCCAGTTGCCCGAGGAAGCCGGTGCTATCGCCGCCTCGCCAATGGGGGCGCTGTCGAACGCTATCGACTGGTCTACTTGGGCTCCTGGCAACGTGCCAGCCGCTCAGAAAGTCGCTGGCGCAGGGCTCAAGGCTCTAATGGAGTCGGCAGGTGTCACTATCAAGGGCATCTCAGACACCACCTCTGAGCACATCGGCAACATCATCGCTGACGGCTTGGCGCAGGGATCCACCTACGCCGAGATAACGCAGAACATCTACGACTCCTACGCCTTTAGCGCCGAACGAGCCGCAGTCATCGCCGCCACCGAAGCCGGACGAGCTGCGAACGCATCAGTCCTCGACGCCTACCAAGTGGCCGGACTCGAGGAATACAACTGGGAAGTGTACGACCCGTGCGACGCCTGCCTCACGATGAGCGAGGAGAACCCTCACGCCGTGACAGACGAGTTCCCACCGCTTCACCCCAACTGCGAGTGCTACATCACTCCTGCTATCTAACCGGAGAACCAATGACCGACAACATCAAGAGCATCTACCTCGGAAACCTGACCGCCAAGCGTGGCCCTGACGGCTTTATGTACGTCAAGGGTCTGGCAACGGACGACACGCTCGACCTCGACCAGCAGGTCTGCGACCCAGCCTGGCTCGCTAAGGCTATGCCAGCGTGGATGGAAATCGGGAACATCCGAGAGATGCACGGATCTAAGGCTGTCGGCAAGGCTACCGAAATGGAAAAGACCGGCACGGGCTTCGTAGTCACTGCCAAGGTCGTAGACCCAATGGCCGCCACAATGGTCGATGAGGGCATCTACACCGGCTTCTCCGTAGGCATCAAGGGCGCTCGTGTCGTCAAGGACGAACGTGCTCCTGGTGGGCGCATCGTGGACGGCACTATCGTCGAGGTATCACTCGTAGACCGCCCAGCCAACCCCTCGTGCAGTATCGAAATCGCCAAGTCAGTAGACGGCGTACTAGTGAAAGGGTCAGCCGTGACCGAGATTGAAAAGGCTGAAAGCCCAGCGCTGAACGCCGAAGCAGTAATGACCGAAGAGCCTGGCGTTCGTACCGAGGTACTTGACCGTGACTCCCCGTTCTTCTGCCGAGCCTGCTCTGGCACTGGCAAGAAGTCCAACGTCGAGGGCAACACCCAAGAGACGGACTGCGATGTCTGCGGTGGAACTGGTGAGCAGCCCGAGGGCCGTTCAGAGTTCGCCGAGCCGAACCGCCAGTCAATCCCCGAGGAACTTGACAACCGTGATATGAAGGCCGTCGAGCCCGAGGTGGAGAAGAAAGACTACACCGACGCCGAGCGTGAGCAGTTGGCCGAGTCCGGCGAGGCTATGCCAGGTGGGGGCTTCCCAATCAAGACGCTGAAAGACCTCCGCAACGCTATCCAGTCAATCGGACGGGCGAAAGACCCCAAGGCCGCCAAGGAGCACATCATCGCTCGGGCAAAGGCTATGGGCAAGGAAGAGCTCGTCCCTGCCGCTTGGCGTGGCTCGGACATCGGCGCTACCAAGGCCGCCGAGGGACAGACCCACGACGCTGCCGAACTGTCGGCTATCCGTCAGGGCCTCATCAACACAATCAAGGCCGAGCTCGACGAGATGCTCGACGGCGACGACAACGAAATCTGCGACGTTCGTGAACTCCTCTGCACACTGGAAATGTTCCTGTGCTGGTGGACTGACGAAGCCTCAGAGAACCAGGTCGAAGCACCATTCACCGGCTGGGACAACTCAGACGACTACCAAGGAGACACAATGGCCTATGTAGGACTCGGCGTATCCGCCGACCTCATCAAGAACGCAAGCGCAGACACAGCGACCCCTGAAATCAAGGACGAACTGCGCTCCGAAATCGTCAAGGCGCTGGGCCTTGAGGAAGTCATCTCGGCTAAGGCTGAGTTGAGCAAGGCAACAGAGGAGATTGAACTCCTAAAGGCTGCGCTCGATGAAGTGAAGTCAATGGCTGCACCTGGCGGGCCTGCTCTCCGAGCAACCCGTGAACAGACCAGCAAGTCAGCAGCAGTTTTGGCCCGTGAGGTCGAGGCACAGCGATACCGCAACCTCGCCGCACAGATCACCGACCCTGCACTCCGCAACCAGTACCTCGAGACCGCTCGAGCGCTGGAAGCATCACTCTAACCACTACCCAAAGGAACCAGAATGGCACTCGCCGCTCCCTCCCTTGACCAGCTCTTTCACGGCCTCTCAGCCGACGAGCAGGTCAAGCGCTTTGAGGCTTACAAGTCAGCCTTGAGCACCGTCCACTCGAACACCCTCGCCGCTTCCAAGCGTGGAGAAATCTCGTTCGACCCAACCCGTGGCATCCAGAAGACCGTGAACACCGCTTCACGCATCACGGAACTGACCACCGAAATCACCAAGGCTGTTTCAGGCGACCAGTTGGCCGCCGTTCAGTCCTCGCTCGACGGCCTCGCCGACCTGCAGAAGGACTTGACGCTGACCAGCCCGTTGAACAGCACTATTTCGGGCGTCTCGGGTCTCGTGCCCTATTCGCTCGATAGCGTGCTTTCGCTGCTCATCCCCAAGGAACTGTACCTGCGCAACAGCATCGCTCGCATCAAGGCTCAGGGCCAGGCTCTCGAGTTCCGTCGCATCACCGGTCTGTCTAACGCAGGCGTCGGCGGTGTCGGTCAGACCTCGTCGTTCTTCAACAGCACCTCTGCTTCAACGTCGTTCGGTGGCGTCTCGCTCAACCGTCCTACGAAGATCACCTACGCCGCTGACAAGATTGTCAAGTCGTTCGTGGAACAGGGTCTGTCGGACAGCGTCAGCCTCCAGGCTGAGTTCGCCGGTCAGGGCTACACCGACCTGCGCCAGTTGTCACACACGTCGCTCATCTGGTCGCACTTCCTCGCCGAAGAGCGCAATATGATGAACGCCGTTTCGACGGCTCTGCCTACCTCGGCTCTGACTTCAGTGACCGCAGCCAACGACTCAACCGGCTCGGGCCTCCCTGCCACGTCGAGCTCGGCTGTCTACATCACCCTGTCATCGGCCTACGGTGAGACTGCTGGCGTTTCAGCCGGCTCTGTCACCAACGCCACCGCAGGTAAGGGTGTCTCAGTCACCTGGTCTGGCACGGCTCCTTTCGGCGCTGTCGCTGTGAACATCTACGTCGTAGTTGGCTCAACGACCTACAAGGCCACGACCCCAAGCCTCGCTTCCGGTGTCGCTGGTCTGTCGTTCGCCGCTATCTCGGGAACCTACCCAAGCACCGACGGCTCCTACAACGCCTACGCTGCTGGCGCTAACTCGGGCTCAGGCTACGACGGCTTCGTCTCGACGCTGGCTTCACTTGGTGGCTACCAGGCTCAGTTCAACGCAACCGTGTCCTCACAGACGGAGCCTGCTGGCTTCATCCAGGACGCCCTCGTGTCGCTGTTCAACAGCACTATGGCTGACCCCGAGGTCATCTTCACGACGGCTGCTGTTCGTCGTGCGATCTCCAAGGCTCTGCAGCAGGGTGGCAACTCAACGTCCTACCGCTTCAACTACGCAACCGGCACTGACGGTATCGCAGTTGGCGCTATGGTCACTGGTGTTGCCAACGAAGCCACGGGTACGATGCTCGACCTCGTCACCCACCGCTTTATGCCAGCCGGTACGTTGCTCATCCACCAGAAGCAGTTGCCATTCCCCGACTCCGGCGTCAGCCAGACCGTGGAAGCGCACTCGGTCGTGGATTCGATGATTATCGAATGGCCACAAATCGGCTTCAGCTATGACATTTCGTCATACACCTACGGCACACTGGCCTTCCGTGCGCCAGCGTGGTCGGGCATCGTCACCGGTATCACCGGCTGATAAGCCAACCTCGCTAGGCCACTGCGCCTAGCACCGAGGGTCGAGCGAGGCGGTGGAGTTTCATTCCCCTTTCCTCCACCGCCTTGCTCCCCTCCCAGTCGTGAAAGGAGAAATATGCGACTCGTTGGATCCGACAGAAACCTCAAAGAGGTGACTATCAACGACGGAGCAGTAATACCAATGCAGAAAGACGGCACGTTCCACGTCGAGGGAGCAGCCGCTCGAGCACTGGTCAAGTCCGGCGACTTCGCTGTCGCTGGCACGAACTTCCGCCACGTTCGTCAGGGCTTCACCTGTACGGACTGTGGCTTCAACGCACTCATCCGTGACCGATGCGGCAAGTGCGGCGGCACGAACTTAGAAGAGGCTTAAATGGTCGTAGCACCGTTCTTTCAGACCGAGGGCTTAATCGAGCCCTACGTCTCGCTCAACGAAGTCAAGTTCAGCCCCACCGCTTCGGCTATTGACTTCTCGAACCTCATCGAGAACGCTAACCAGTTGGCACAAGACCGAGCACTCCTCGAGCTCATCAAGCGAGCCTCGTCTATGGCCGACATCTTCTGCTACGGCAAAATGGGCTCGCTCAACGCTACGAGCAACACCGAGAACGGCTGGTATCGCCCGAACCGAGACGGCAACATCACGTTCAGCCCCTCGTTCACGCCTATCCTGGCAGTCACCGACGTTCAGGTCGGCTGGGGGCCTGGCTCTGGGCTTCAGGAAATCACTATCTCCACGAGCAACGTGGCTATAGATCGTGACCAGTTCATCCTGACTGCGCCCTCGACGCTCGGCCTCTACTTCGGCTCCCTCGGCATCGCCGGTGGACGCTGGGGCTATCAGACCAATATGTGGTGTCAATACACCTACATCAACGGCTGGTACAACTCATTCCTGACGGCCTCCGCTACAGCTGGGGCCACGACTATCACGGTCAATGACCCAACCGGCCTCTACGCCGGAATGAACTTCTCTATCTGGGACGGGATGAACGACGAGTACGTCGGAGTTTCCTCGATTACGGGCAAAGTCATCACCCTCGAAAGCCCCCTGCTCTACAACCACGGCCTCGGCGTGAACACCTCAACGCTCCCAGCAGCCGTGAAGCAGGCGGTCATCCACCTGGTCGTCGCTCTGGTCAAGGAGCGTGGACAGGGCGGTCTGGTCATCAACGAAATCGGCGAGCCCACTTCGGTCTCAGGCCGGACGGAGAGTTCGACCCACGATATGATGCTGGCCTACGACCTCCTCGAGCCGTTCAAGGTCATCGGCGGTCGCCAGTGAGCCGGACAACGGTACGCACCCAGTTCATCAACTACCTCAACTCGGCTGGCATCACCTATCTGTCCGAGGTCAAGAACTTCCCAGCGAAGTTCACCCCCGAGGGCGAGTTCTACGAGGGACAAGACCCAGGCCACCAGCAGGGCTGCATCGTCTACCCCTACATCGAGACGCAGAACGAGAAGCGCATCGAGCTAACCGGCTCTACGGGTGGCGGCAAGGAAATCGTCTACGAAGTGGTGTTCACCTGTATCTTCCGCTCGAACAAGCGCAAGACCGAGGACGCTGGCGTGGACGCCGAGACCTTTCTGGACTCGTTCACGAACGCTATCCGAGCCTCAAAGAACTGCGGCGGCAACGGCCCTATCTTCCAGTGGGGCGAGGGTCTGACCAACGGCGGCCAGGACATCGAAGTCACGTCCTACTACCCTCGTCAAATCAACGGATCCGCTTCAGTGACTCAGGTAGTTTCAACGGTGCGAGTCCGTGTTATCGAAATCACCAACTCCAACTCCTACATCTCATAAGGAACGAAATGTCATTCACCTACACCGGCTCGGAAGAGCGCATCTACCCCAACATCCTCGACACCTCGGGAAACGTGCTCGTCGCTATCCCCAACGTGACCGTGCTCGACACTGACCCAGCCGACGGACGCTGGACTGCCAGCACCCCTACTCCTGCACCAGCAGAAGCCCCTGTGACCGCCCCAGAAGCCCCTGTGACGGACGCAACCGCATCAACCGAACCAACCCCTACGAACTAAGGAACTCCAATGGCCGGCCCATTCTTAACAGCAAACTCGTACCTCGGAATGGTCATCGAGACCACCGAGGGAACGCTCCCCACGACTGGCACGAGCTACTGGCTGCCCGTCACGACGCCACAGATCACCCCCAACCAAATGTTCCTGCGAGACGAGGCGCTTCGTGGCTCACCCACGACTGTCTACGACCAGGTGCAGGCCGTACGTCACGATGAATTTGAATTCAAGACTTTTCTGTTCGCTGACACGTTCCCCGTCTTGCTCCGCTCCATTCTCGGTGGCACGGACACCAAGACCGGCTCAGGCCCCTACACGCACACAATCAAGGTGCTGAACAGCCCGTCCACCGGCTCACAGCCCCCCACCTACTCCATTCTGGACTTCGACGGCGCTAACTACTTCACTGTGACCGGCGCACAGGCTGACACGCTTGGTCTCACGTTCGGCGCTGACGCTGCTGCCGAAGTCGCCGTCAAGTATCTGGGCAACCCCTACGTCTCCTACACCAGCGCCCCGACGGTGTTCGCTACGCAGAGCCTCTCTGCTGAGCACCTCATCCCAGCCTGGAACACCGTGGTCTCAATCGGCGGCACGACGTACACCAACGTCTCAACGGGCGAAATCAGCATCAACCGCAAGACCCAGCCAATCTTCACGCTCGGCACTCAGGCTCCCTACAACCTGTTCGCTGGCCCTATTGAAGTGACCGGCAAGTTCACGTTCGTCATCAACTCGACGGCTGACGTATTCTCCACCGGCTCGAGCGCATACGGTCTGACCCGTTCGCCCGAGGCTATCGTCGTCACCCTGACTGACCCCAACGACGCAACCTCTGGCACTCAGCACTCGGTAGCGTTCACGATGTCGGCTGCGCAGATCCACTCAATCAAGCGCACCCGTGGCAAGGAATACACCGAGCTCGAAGTCGAGTTCACGGCCAACGCTAACCAAACGGACTCCGCCACCGGCTACAGTCCTATTCAGACCACCGTCATCAACGGAACGTCACTCTCGTACTAAAGCATCACTAAGAAAGGGAAACAATGCCTATCGTCTCACTGCCCAATAACCAGTCTGCTGTCATCGCCAGCCGAGAAGAAATCACCGAGCGCACGTCTCGGGCTATCTCTCGTGCCTATATGCGAGCAGCCGGAACCGCCGCCAAACTCGCCACCCTCGGCTTCGACGACCAAGACCCCAAGACGTGGGGCCTCTTCGCCGACATCTCCGAGGACGACCAGGCGAACCTCGACGGCTACCAGGCTCAGCTCATCGTGGGTCTGGTGAAGCAGTGGACACTAGGCGACCTGCCGACCTTGGAGAGTGCGCTCGACCTGCCCAAAGCAACGTTCGACGCACTCTCTGAGGCCTGTGGTGTCGAGTTCAACGGATCTACGGTGAACACGGAGCCCGACGTAGACCCAAAAGCGCCTACCAGCGACTCGGGAAACTAAAGGCCGCCCTCGAGGGCAAGACCACCAATGTAGACCCTGAGCTGCTGGACTACTACCGAGAGTACCGCTTCCGCAAGGTCTATGGCGGTAGTCACGAGGACTTCCTCTCTCAGCCCAAACAGGTGACGGACTGGCTCCTCGCAATCGCTCGCACCGAGCAGGAGGTGGCCAATGGCTAGCGGTATCGAAGTCTCGGGGCTCGGCAAGTTCGACGCTGGCATCCAAGCCCAGAAGCGCAAGGTGGAAGCCGCCACCGAGAAGTTCGTGCGCCAAGGCGGTGAGGTCATCGCCGGTAATGCTCGCAAGCAGTTCATCGGTGGCAAGGAAGCGCAGGCGACTGAGACGTGGCGAAGCGACGCTTGGCCAGTCCCGACCCGTCGCACCGGCAACCTACAGCGCTCGATCCGTGTCACCTACGTCGGACGGCAAGGCTCCTCGTGGGTCTCGCAGACCGGCCCGACTGTCAAGTATGGGCGCAGGGTAGAACTGGGCTACACCGGCACGGGCCACTTCCCGTACTACACCACTCGCCCGTTCCCGTTCCTACAGCCTGGTCTCGAGCAGTCCCAAGACCAACTCCAACGCCTCTACGCTGACCTCGTCACGGCAGCGCAAACTCTCTAAGGGAAACCAATGCCACTTCTGCCCCCAGTGATTGCCACGCTTCTCGCCGACACTAAAGAGTTTATGGCGAAGATGACTGAGGCCGAGCAAAAAATGGGCAAGTTCGGTGTGGCTGCTGACGCATCTGGGACGAAGTTCAGCAAGTTCACTAACTCCGCCACAACTGCCGTCGCTGGGCTTGGCATAGCGTTCGCTGGCTTCGCTGTCGATAGCGCCCTGAAGTTCAACGAGGCGCTGGACAAACTTCAGAACCAGGCTGGGCTGACCAAAGAGCAGGCCGACGCCGCAGGCCAGTCCATTCTCGGCATCTCGAGCGCCACGGGCATCTCCTCTGCCAACATCGCCGCCGCCTATCTTCAGGTCTCTAAGGCCGGCATTAAGGGAGCCGCAGCTCAGAACCTCGTCACCGCCGCCGCAAAGCAGGCCGTGGTCACTGGGGGCGATGTCACCCAGACGACGCAAACTCTGGTAGGTATCCAGAACCTCCAGATTGCCAAGGGAATGTCCGTCGCCGCCGTGTCTGACCTTATGGTCGAGGCAAACAAGCGCCACCTCGGATCGCTGGACAGCCTGACCCAGACCCTCACCGGCAAGGTCGGAGGCGCACTCGCCGCTCAAGGCGTGAGCCTCGCAGAAATGGCCGCAGTCTCAGACGTGGCCTCGGCTGCCGGATACGGAACCGCCAAGTCTTACACCCAGTTGGCCACCGGTCTGAACAAGATTGAGAGCCCCACGGCTCGCTCGGCTAAGGCTATGGCTTCTCTGGGCATCAACGCCGACACGCTGGCCAAGATTGCTCGACACCCTGGCACTGGTCTGGTGGACACGCTTCAATACCTCGAGACTGTCTCCAAGAAAACCGGCGTCTCGATGAACACCCTCATCACCGATACGTTCGGCCCTGGTGCTGTTGGTCTGGTCTCTGACCTGTCGAACCACATCGGCACTCTGGCTGGCAACGTCAAGGCGCTGAGCGGTGCTTCTGGAACGGGACTAAATACGGCGTTCGGCGTGGCCTCAAAGCAACTCGATACGCAGATGAAGATTATCGAGACCAAGTTCGTGAACTCCGCCACCACGTTTGGCCTGACGCTCATCCCCTACGTCCAGACTGCGGCGAACGACATCACGGGCGCTATGAACTACCTCTCAAAGCACCCTGCCGCCGTTAGCAACATCGGCGACGTGCTGGGCGCTGTGTTCGCCGGAGCTCTTGGAGCCAAGATTGCCAGCATCGGTCTGCGCCTCGCCAGTAGTTTCGGCATCGAGGTCGCAGGCGTAGAGGCAGGCCCTATCGGTCTCGCCATCGCCGGAGCCTTTCTCACCGCTTCGCTCATTCCTAAGGTCTATTCCAACGCAGAAACCGACAAGCAAAAAGTGCGCAACGAGATGAGCAAGAACAAGTTTCTGGGAGCCTTGGACTTCTTAGGCTTCACGGCAAACGTCGCTACCTCTATCGCAAACAAGGGTCTGCAGTTTCTGCCAGGCGGCCCACAGATTCCTAAAATCCCACTCATCGGGTCAAGCGGGTCAAGCGTGTCCACATCGCAGCGTCCAACGATGCCGAACTACCCTGGCCCATTTCGCAACCTCACCACTCACACAGTGCGAGTTAAGGTAGTCAAGTAATGGCCGAGACGTTTGACGCAGACCTGACCGGCGCTAACACGAGCTGGGATATTGAAATAGAGGTCGGTATCATCGCCGACGCTCTAATCCGTGACCCCAACTTCATCAAGGCCGTGGCGAACGCTATCCGCACCGCTCAGACGAAGCAGGCTCGCACTATGGGCAACCTCTACGGGCCGAACGCCCAGCGCCCCAAGCCTGCCCCGACCACCAAGCGCAGGCTGTCGTGACGCTCCCCTCGCTTCCAGCAATCAAGGTCTACATCGCTTTCAACCCCACGCTGGGCGGCAACACCCTGGCTACGGCCAATCAGGTCTCGTTCGTCCAGCAGTACGGCGGCGTGAACTACTGGACTGACGCTTCGGTCTACCTGCGAGACTTCACGACCAAGACGGGAAAGCAGCACTACCTAGACCGCATCGAGGCCACGACGCTGAAGATGACGCTCAACAACCGAGACGGCTTCTTCAACGGATCTCCGAACGTCATCACCCCTCGCCTGCCTATCGCCATTATCGGAACGTGGGCGAGCACGGGCTACAACGTATTCTGGGGCATCATCGACTCCATCACGGAGAAACTGTCAGACGCTCTGAACTCCGACCTCGACGTAGAGGCCAGCGACCTGCTGAAGTACCTCAGCCTGAAGTACCTCTACCGCCCCTCGTTCTGGAAGCAGTACGCCACATCCACGTCTACCCAGTCGTGGTATCGCTGCTCCAACTACTCGGCTACGACAGTCACCTCGGCCACGGCGCTCTCGAGCTCGTCAATCAAGTACCAGGTGGTCAATACCAACACCACGTTCGCCGTCGGCTCAACTGTCACAGTGACCGGCCTGTCTGGGCTCTCCACGCTCAACCAAGCGAACGCCACTATCTCCGCAGCCGACTCGACTTCGTTCACTGTCTCGGGCGTATCTACGACCTCCGGTGCTTCCTCGACCAGTTCAGGCGTGGCCTATCTGACAACCTGCTACGACTACGTCTCGAGCAACAACGGCACGTTCTCCGGTCAGGTCTCCTACCCCAACCACGGGGCGCTCATCTACGACACCGACGGCTGTGTGGACTTCTCCGGTCAAGGAAACATCGCCTCGGGCGGTATCGTTATCCCAACCAGTTCGACCAACTCCGGCTCGTTCGGTGCGATTGACCTATGGATCCTCGGCCAGCAGGTGCAGAGCAACACCGTCCTGAGCGTGAACTGGGGCAGCTCTCGCACGAACACAATCATCGTCAGCATCTCTTCCACCGGCATCCTCCAGGCTTCGGTCAATGGTGGAGCGGCTACGAGCGCAGTCAAGGTGAACGACGGCTACTGGCATCACGTCGGCCTGGTCACAGTTGGCTCGGGCTCGTCGGGGCAGGTATATCTCTACTGCGACGGCCAGTTCTACAGCCTCGGCGCTTCGGTATCCTCAACCTCTCTCTACGCCTATCAGAACGTCAACGTCGGCGCTTCACTCTCCGGCGTGTTCGGCTTCAACGGCCAGACGGACGAAATAGTCATCGCCAACCTGTCCAACCTCTCCGGCATCGCCGCCGAAGTTCAGCAGCGCTACAGGGCTGGGACGATGCTCCAACTCGGCTTCCCCGTGACCTCCACAAAGGTCTACTCGGGCGACCGCATCGCCGAGGTGCTCACCCTGGCTGGCTTCGGATCTATCACCGGCGGCACGACCTCGGCAGTCTCGACGCTCAACGTCCCGAACTACTACATCGCCAACGGCTACCAGAACTACGTCTCCTACGGCTCTGCGACCTACAAGGGCTACGCCTCGACTGAGCCTTACTACTGGGACTCGCCTATCGACTCCTCGACGGCGCTCGACCTCATCCAGCAGATTACCGACACCGACATCGGCTCGTTCTTTCAGCGACCTGACGGCACGTTCTACTTCCTGCCCCAGAACTACTACGGCACTTGGTCGTTCACCTACGCCACCCCACCGAGCGCCAGCATCGGAACGTGGACGCTGGGCTCGTTCACCACGGCTACTATCTCGGACAACGGCAACGGCTACCCCTACGACGTGCAGGGGCTTCAGGTCATCCAAGACGACACCGACCTCTGGACTTCGGTGCGCATCACCCCTCAGGCTGGCGTAGACCAAATCTTCGAGTATGTCGGCCAAGAGGCTCGCTGGGGCTACTCGACCCTGACCAAGAGCTCGACAGTCTCCTCGTCACTCCAAGACGCACTCTCGAGCGCCTACTTCCTCGCCTATCTCTACAAGGCTCCTCTGCCCCGTGTCAATAACGTGACGCTCACCAGCGAGGCCACAGTCGGCGGAAATCAGGGCTACAACCTCTCGCTGATGCTGGGGCTCAACTTCGGTGACGCTCTGACATTCCAGCGCACCCAGCCCAACGCCACGGGCTCGGGCATCATCAACCGGCCTATGTCCGTCGAGAGCATCAGCCACGAGTTCGCCGCCGACCCTGGCTACTGGCACACCCACCTTATTCTCGACCCGTATCCGGTGCGAGGGAACGGAAGCATCTCGTGACAATCCGCAACACCACTCAGTACGGCGCTCAACTGACCTCACTCGGAGACGGATCCGATGCTTCGTTCTGGCGGCTCAACACGGTCTGGTCGTCGGGCGTGGCCGGAAACACCAACACCAGCATCGGCACGACCTACACCTCAATCCAGTCGCTCAGCTCGCCAGGCGTGGCCGGTGGCTTCACGAACTATCTCGTGTTCTGGTCGTTCGGCGCAGGTAATACCGCCCCCTCGACCTCGTCCTACATCGACGTTCAACTGGGCTACAACAGCAGCACTCCGGCGTTCGGGCCTGGTCGCACCGGCTACTTCACTACGGCAGGCGGCAACTTCTACTCGGGGTGCTTCCCTCTGACCACGGCTGACATCCAGCCGTTCATCCTCTACCTCTTCGTCAAGACGGAGAGCGGCACGTTTAACGCTTCGTTCGGATCTATCACCGTTATCGGTATCAACTAGGAGACATATGGCAAACTGCAAACCAGCAATCGTCGAGTGGGCGAAGTGGGCTGTCGCTAACAAGGAGCACTTCAACTACACCGAGGGCGCTCAGCGTATGACCGCTATCGGCGTGTTCCCTCCCAAGTTCCCAATGTTCGCTGACTGCTCAGCGTTCGTGACGTGGTGCTACTGGGTCGCTGGCGCACCAGACCCCAACGGCCTCGGCTACAACCACGAGGGCTACACCGGCACTCTGCTCGGCCACGGCACGGAAATCCCCCTCCAGCTCGTCGAGCCTGGTGACGTAATCGTCTACGGGCCCTCAACCGGCTGGCACACCGCTCTCGTCATCGAGGCCGGCCACGACCCCGTGACTATCAGCCACGGCCAGCAGGGCGACCCCAGCATCGTCAAGGTCTCACAGGACGGACGCCAGCCACAGCGCTACCTGCGCTTCAGCACCGAGGGAACGCTCCGCACTCCGCAGGCTCTCGAAGTCCACAAGGTCGCCACGCCAGACCTCCACAAGACTGCGCCACAAGCCCCCCAGAGCCCCCCAGAAGCCCCTCACACGGCTCCTGCGCCCACTCCTGCCCCAACGCACCCCGAACAGCAGTTCGCCCCTACATCACCGGTCACTATCGGCTGGCCTCTCCTCAAGGAAATCGAGCACATCGCTCACGAGGTAATCAAGGGGCCTGACGCATAATGCTGGCCCTCGACCTCAACTCGTTCAACTTCTGGGTGCAACTCCTCGTCTCGGTGGGCTTCCTGCTCGGCTTTATCTGGGGTGCTATCAAAGTCGTGAACCAGGTGCGCCTGATGTTGCACCACGGCATCGCCACCAAAGCCTCTGACCTCGCAGCTCAGAAACTCATCAACGAAATCGAAGAGATCAAGGCGCAATACAAGCCGAACTCCGGCTCGACTATCCGTGACGCTATTGACCGCATCGAGCGAGCAGTGAACAAACTTGACTACAAACTCGACCAGGTGCAGAGCGAACTAGACCGCCACATCGGGGCGCACGAGGGCCTGTAATGGCGAAAATCGGACACTGGGACTTCCACCCTCACGTCCGCTCCGGCGATGACCGCACGTTCGGAGAGCGGTGCGCCGACGCTATGCGCCACGGAATGGGCTCGTGGCCGTTCGTGTTCGGCTTCGTCGTGCTTATGGCAGTATGGATGACGTACAATGTATGGACAGGAAGCCCGTTCGACCCCTACCCGTTCATCCTGCTGAACCTCTGTCTCTCGACGTTGGCAGGGCTACAAGGGGCAATCCTGCTCATCGCTGCGAAACGTGCGGATCGCATCTCGTCCGAGTTGGCGAAGTATCACCTCGAAGTATCAGAAAACATCAAGCAAATGCTCGCTGACCACAAGGCGATGCTAGAGCAACTGAAGTAGCACCCAAATCCGGTGTACCATTAGTACGCCCCAATCCCCTTAGGAGCCCCCAATGGCTGTTAGCCTGACCAACCTTGTCACCCCCACTATCGCCGAAACCAAGTCGTGGACTGTAGACTCAATCGCTCAGGGCTACAAGAGCGACCAGCGTTTCGAGGTGTACAACTTGCGCTTACTTCGTGAGGTAGATGCCACCGGCGCAATCACCACCTTTCCCCTCGGAACCCACGGCCCATTCGTGCTCCTAGTGGACAGCGAGCAAATCCTCTGCGGAGACGCTGACTACGACACCCAGAGCGTCACGGTCTACAACTCCTCGCTCGGCAACGGACGTGGCTACAACGGAACGACCGTCGCAGCTCACCAGGCATCCGGATCGACGACCCCTAACGTCACCGTCATCTCGACCTCAACGGCTCCGCAGCCCGTCGTGCCTACGACCAGCACCGTCACCTTGACCTCGGGAACGGCTGTTCAGAACACCGCCTCGACTGGTGCGATCTACTACGTCGGCATTACGGGTGGCACGTCCGGAACCGTCTCAGTCGCTATCGGTGCAACGTCGGCAACCTCGACGACCGTCATCCCCGCCACTGCTGGCAACGCCGCCGCCTCACAGACCTTGACCGTTCAAGTTCCTACGGGCTGGTACATCAAGGTCACGACCTCCGTCGCAACTATCAACGCTTCAACCGTAATCGTCACCGAAAGCATCTAAGGATAAATAATGGCACTCCTCGCCGTCACATCAGAAAACACCGCTATCGCAGCAGTGTTCGTCCCCTCGACCACCTACTACCTGAGCCTCCACTCGGCCACACCAGGGCAGAACGGCGCAAGCGAAATCACCGGCGGCTCCTACGCTCGCCAGGCGCTGACGTTCGGCGCTGCTTCGGGTGGCTCGGAGAGCTCGACGAACTCGCAGACGTTCACCAACCTCCCTGTTGAAGCCTCGGGTATTCCCTACTTCGGCATCTGGTCGGCGGCCTCGGGCGGAACCTACATCGGCGGCGGCACGACCACCGGCCTGACCGGATCACTCCCTGCCGGTATCTCGGTGAACTTCGCCACTGGCGCTGTGACCGTCGCTATCTCCTAATGGAGCAGACGTTCTCCGCTACAGCCGTAGCAACCTACACCCTGCCGGAACCCGAAACGCCCAAAGAGGACTAAATGGATTCGTTAAAGAACTTCGCCTACTCGCTCGTCGCTACCCCACCCTCACCGGCCACGTCCGGCACGTCTCTGGTGGTCACGGCTGGGCAAGGGGCGCTGTTCCCTGCGGCTCCGTTCGACGCAACTATCTGGCCTGCTGGCGTTCAGCCCCTCTCGACGAACGCCGAAATCGTCCGTGTCACGGCGGTCAGCACCGACACCTTCACGATTACCCGAGCCCAGTACGGCACGACGGCCCAGAGCATCACGGCTGGCTACCAGATTGCCCAGACGATTACGGCAAACTTGCTCAACCAGTTGAACATCGTCTATCAACAGCAATCATCGGTGCGAGCGACATCAACTTCGACGTTCACGCCAGTCATCGGCTCTTACTACCCAGTGGACACGACGAGCGGAGCAATCTCGGTCACTATGCCAACCGGCATCGGCGGTGGCTCAGTCATCGGCTTTCAGTTAAAGGCTGGCACGAACGCACTGACGATTAACGCTGGTAGTGGGCAGACAATTAACGGTTTCAGCTCAATCAAACTCACCGCCGTTGGTCAGAGCATTTACCTGCAGTATTACGCCACTGGCGCAACGTGGGAAATCCTCTCCGGCGTGGAAATCCCAGCGAGCGCAACCGGCTTCACGGCTGGTGGCGACCTCACCGGCAACTTCCCAAACCCCACACTGGCGGCGACCACCAACGTCGAGAGCATCATCTCGGCAAACACCACTGTCGCTGGTGCGCTTCAGGCTGCGAACAACCTGTCGGACGTTGCCTCGACCTCAACAGCCCTGAGCAATCTTGGCGGTGCTCCACTCGCCAGCCCAGCCCTGACCGGCACTCCTACGGCTCCTACGGCGACCACCGGCACGAACACCACGCAAATCGCTACCACAGCGTTCGTCCAGTCGGCAGTTCCCACCTCGTTTCCACCGTCAGGAACGGCTGGTGGCGACTTGACGGGAACGTATCCAAATCCCACCCTGGCTACGGCTGGCACTGCCGGAACCTACGGATCCGCTACGGCTGTCCCTGTCATCACTACCGACACAAAGGGCCGTGTCACGGGCGTATCAACCGCCGCACCACTGGACGCTACCAAGTTGCCGTTGGCGGGTGGCACAATGTCCGGCGCTATTGCTATGGGCGGAAACGGCATCACGGGCTCTGGCGAAATCGTCGCAACTGACTTCAAGGTCACGGGTCTCACGGGTGCTACTGCCGGAACGACTCGCCTCGTCGGTGTCACTGCTTCGGGCTACCCAACTAGCGGAACGTTCGTCTCTGGCGACGTAGTGGCCGACCAGACCGGCACGTTCTGGGTCTGTATTACCGGCGGCACTCCTGGAACTTGGACGAACGTAGTCCCGAACTCGCTCGTAGTGCGCTCCGCAACGGCCACGGCTGGCATCGGCGAGTTCACTATCTACAGCACCTCCGGCGCATCAGGCCAGACGATTACCCTGCCAGCCAGCCCTCAGAACGGCGCTATCTACCAGATTAAGAACCTGTCTGCCTACACCGTGAACATCAAGGGCGGCACGAACTCTGTCTCTGTCTCGGGAACTATCTACGGCGCTGCGACCACATACACAATCCCCCTCAACGCCGCCTACTCGTTCGTGTTCACTGGCGGTGTCTGGTACTGCTTCCTCACGACTGACCTAGCGCAGATGTCCAACACCGTGCCAACCGGCAACGGCGGTACGGGTCTGACCGGCTTCACGGCGGCGAACAACGCTCTCTATTCGACCTCGAGCTCAGCCCTGACAGCCGGAACGCTCCCTGTCCTCGCAGGCGGAACCGGCGTGACGACCTCGACGGGCTCCGGATCCAACGTGCTCAGCACTTCCCCCAGCCTGACCACGCCAAACTTCTCGAGCATCGTGAACTCCGGAACGCTGACCCTGCCGACCTCGTCGGACACCCTCGTCGGACGTGCCACCACGGACACCCTGACGAACAAGTCAATCTCCGGCTCAACCAACACGATTACCAACGTCTCACTGACAACTGGTGTGACTGGAACCTTGCCAGTCGCTAACGGTGGTACGGGCGTGACAACCTCGACGGGCTCCGGCTCCAACGTGCTCAGCACGTCGCCCAGCCTGACCACGCCCCTCGTCGTCGGCCCCTACGAGACTGTGACTATCTCGGGAACGGCGCTGTCCGGCTCGACCTCGGCGGCGGTGAACATCTCCTCGGCGGCGGTCTACTACTACACCGCTAACCCGACTGCGGCGTGGGCGCTCAACATCACCAACGCCCCGACGACTACCGGCCAGTCGGCCACTGTCGCTCTGCTGGTCAATAACGGATCTACGGCCTACCTGCCTCTGGCTATCAGCGTCAATGGCTACCAGGCTGGCGCTTCCTCGTCGCTTCTCCCAGCACAGGGCGCAACGAACAACGGCGTGACCTCCTACTACCAGAGCGGAACGGCGTGGTCATCGGCAGACGCTTCGACGCTCGATGTCTACACCCTCACGGTCATCTGCACCGGCTCGAATGCTTGGACACTCCTGCTGGGGCTCACGAAGTTCTAATGCCTATCGTCGCTTCTCGTGGAGGAATGTCGGCCCAAGCGTTCGGCGAGTTCTCGGTGGTCTCTAGTCCTATCGTGACCGGCGTGTCGGTGCTCATCGTCGGTGGCGGTGGCTCCTACTCCACGCCTCGCTCGGCCGGTGGTGCTGGCGGTATGCAGACCCTCTCGACCTCAATCACTAAGGGAACGGCCTACACAATCGTCGTCGGCGCTAAGGGCTCCTCGAGCAACGGCGGCAGCTCGACGTTCAACACCACGACCTCTCTCGGCGGTGGCCAGTTCAACTCCGGTGGCTCTGGCGTCGTCGGCTCGGGTGGTGGCTCGAACACCTCTACGTCCTACGCCGGTACTGCCGGACAGGGCTACGCAGGTGGCTCGGGAACCACGTTCGGCCTCGGTGGTGGTGGTGGCGCTGGCGGAGCCGGTACGAACGGCTCCGGATCTAACGCCAGTGGTGGCTTCGGTGGTGACGGTGGCGCAGGACTTCAGAGTTCAATCACCGGAACGGCGGTCTACTACGCAGCCGGTGGTGGTGGCTACGCCGCCAACTCTCCTGGCAACGCCGGTACGGGGTGGAGTTCTACCGGCTACGGAATGGGCTCTGGTGTCAATGGCACTGTGAACCCCGTTCAGGCTACGGGTGGCGTGGTCATCATCTCCCTGCCAAACACCTACACCGGAACGCCGACCTCGTCGCTCGCCTACACCAAGACCACTTACACCGGCTACGTCGTCTACACATTCTCGACGGCTGGCTCTGGCACTGTCACGTTCTAAGGAGACCCAATGCTGGGCGCAAACTATCTAGGCGCTCCGTATCTGGGGCAGGCCTACGCAGGACTGACGCGGAAATCTGCGACGGGCTCGGCAACCGGCTCGTTCACCGGCTCCGGAACGGCGACCCAGACCTACCCAGCCACCGGCTCGGCTTCGGGCTCGTTCTCCGGCTCTGCCAGCGCCACCATACAGGCCACAGGAGCCCTCTCAGGCTCGTTCTCAGGCGCTGGAACTGGTGCTCCGGTATATCCGGCCACTGGTGCGCTCAACGGGATGTATGCCGCTTCCACGGCAGACTACCTCGTGGTCGTCGCTCACGGTGTCTACTCGTTCTCCGGCTCAGGCACGGCTGTCATCAGGGCTACCGGCTTCGCTTCAGGGACGTTCACCGGCTCTGCGACGGGGCTGGTCTACTACGTCGCCACCGGCTCAAGCTCGGGGGCGTTCAACGGATCCGCTACCGGCACGACTATCCACCCCTCGCCTGGGCAAGTCACCGGCACGTTCTACGCCGCCTACGTCAAAGGCACGAACTACCAAGCGACTGTCACCGGCACGGAATACGCTTCTAGTGTCCACGGCACGACCTACCAAGCCACCGTCGAGGGGACTTCCTACTCGGCCTCAGTCAAAGGAACCACCTACCAATGACCTCCTACACCTACTACGAGGGCGCAACGCTACAGCTAACGACCAAGGACTACCCGTTCACCTCGCTCTCCGGAACGGCTGTGAACCCCGACGTGGTGACGCTTCAGGTCTCCGTTCAGGGACAGTCCTCGCAGACCTACACCTGGACAAACCCCACGGGCGACCCCACCTCCACTATCGTCCACGACGGCACGGGCATCTTCCACGCCAACCTCTCGACCACCGGCCTCGCTGGGGTCTGGTCGGTCATCTGGTCAGGCCAGCCCTCGAGCGGGATGGACACCACCAAGACCTCGGCGGTCTGGCAGGGCGAAATCACGGTATCTCCGACAGGCTTCTGATAGCCTCAGGCTGTGGATAACCTGAGGAGGAAGTATGACCACGCCTGACCTGTCCGAGTTCAGAACCAATATCAGAACCAAGCCCTGTATCGTCTCACGGTGGAGCGAAAAACTCTCAAGTGACGACCAGGCAAAGTTTCAAGCAGCACTTGAGGCTTTTGACATCAGCACGTCAGCAATCTACCGGTGGGCCGAACAACGTGACGCTGACTTCCGGCTCAACTCGATGATGCTGCACCGACGAGGGAACTGCGCGTGTCGCCGGATCTGAGCGAGTTCGACCAGCGCCCCGAGAAGTCCGTTCGGGCTTCTATCGAGGTCACTCCCGACGGGGGCGAGTTCCAGACTGGCGAGATGCGCCAGCCTATCGAACTGCGCACCGACTGGGACGACGTACTACGAGGCTTCGGCCTCGACCCTGTGGAGTTCTACGTTGTCGATGACACGGTCAGAATGTCCAAGTGGCAGCAGTCCAAGCGCACCGAGAGCGGAGACCGAGACGTGGTCTGGCTCTACTCCTACAAGGCTCGCTTCGCCCGACGTGCGCCTCAGGCTACTGAGAGCGACATCGACGAACTCCGAGCGCAAATCAAGAAATGGCGACCCAAGCCGAGCAAGCGATACGCCACGAACACCGAGCCTGCCACGTTCCTCATCAACTGGGCCGACTGGCAGATAGGCAAGTCCGAGGGCGGTGGCGTAGAGGCCACAGTCGAACGGGTGCAGAACTCGATTACCGACTGCCTGGCTCGCATCGAGGAACTGCGCAAGGCCGGACGCAACATCGAGAAAGTCGCTATCTTCAATATGGGCGACCCCTCGGAGGGCTGCGCTGGCAACTACTCGAGCCAGACGTTCACCGTTCAGCTCAACCTACGGGCGCAACTGAACCTCGTGCTCGACCTGTGGACGCAGGGACTAGCGGTGCTTCAGCCCGACATCTTCGCCAGCGTTCTGTGTAATCACGGAGAATGGACAAGGAACGGCGGATCTAAACCGATTACCTCCGACAGCGACAACGCTGGGGGCTATCTCGCCGACACCCTGCGACGCATCTTCGACCAGGACGGCCCGAGCGAGTGGCATATCGCTCACGACGAAATGGTGCAGATGATTGAACTCTCCGGTGTGAACGTGGCTATCACCCACGGCCACAAGATAGCCGGTAAGGAGTTTGAGTGGCTTCGTGGGCAGTCCCAGAAACTCCAATACGAGACCGGCGAAATGCCGAACCTCTGGGTCACAGCTCACCGCCACCACTTCTCCGCCGAGGACTACGGCCCATTCTGGCGCTTCCAGTGTCCAAGCCTCGACGGGGGCTCCAAGTGGTACACCGACTCATCAGGGAAATGGTCTACACCTGGCACTCTCACGATGCTGGTCGGACGCCACGACCCTCGAGGCTGGTCGGACATCGCCGTTCTCTAGTGTCCAACGGCTGACCAAACACAAGAGGCGCAGGTCTACTATCTATGACCTATGGCTCAACTTATCTACCTGTGCGACGACTGTTCTAAAATGGTCGTACTAACCAAAGGGGCGCTCGTGAGCATCCCGTTCAACCGATTGCCGAACCTCGTCCTCGAGGCCGACAATCACAAGTGCAACAAGAAAGCAGCAGCGTGAATAACTACCAGAAGAACATCGTGCGCACGTTCGTTCCCGTCCTCGTGGCGAGCGTCGTAGCGTGGATCACTAAGGCCGAGAAGCACCTCACCCCTACGGAGTTGGCAGTCGTCATCCCTGTAGGCTCGACGGTCTACTACGCCGCCATTCGTCAGCTCGAAGTCAAGTTCCCTAAGTTCTCGTGGCTCCTCGGTGCGCTGCCTGTCAAGGCCGCAGGCTCAACGCCAGTCGAAACGCCAGCCAAGTGAGCGAGATGCCGCAGCCTGGCGACATCGGTTTCGCACACTCTGACGGCATCTTCGGCAAACTCATCCGCTTCGGAGAGCGCATCCGCTTCGGCGAAAAACCCTCGCACTGGAACCACGCTTTCATCGTGGACAGGGTCGTTATGGAGGGCTCTATCACCGACGGCACGGCCACGTTCAAGACCTACATCATCCAAGCGGAGCCAACGGGCGTCACGAACGACAAGCTCATCGAGAGCGTCGGGTCGTACACGATTGTCGAGCCCACTCCCGATATGAGCCGCAAGGACATTCTGGCGTTCGCTCGAGCACAGGTCGGGAGCAAGTACGGCTGGGGCTCTATCGCCAGCGTCGCCATAGACATCATCAGCCCGAACTGGTGGCCGTCATTCCGCCGCCGTGGGACGTGGATCTGCTCCGCCCTGGTCGGCGAGGCCGTGCGCTACGGGGGCTTCCTCGCCCCGTGGCCGGACATCTACACCGTCACCCCAGCGCAACTCTTCACCGCAATAACAAACACACGCTAAGGTGAGAGTGTCCTCGTGACACATTACTTCCCCTCAGTAATCAAGCCCCCAGCCGGACTGTTATCCCAGTCGGCTGGGGGCTTTCTGCTTTATATACTTGCTACTGTCCAAACGTTGGACTACACTCGAGGAACAAGGAGGAAGTAATGGCAATAGCAAAGGGACTGGTGCTCTCATCGTGGAACGGCTTTAACCGTGGCGATGAGGTCAAGGTGTCGAACGTTCGAGGGAAGTTCTACTTCTACTCGGTGCGCCTCGACGACAACCAGCAGCCTCTCTGGATAACTGTCATCGGTGGCACTTGGCAACACTCCAAGTACCGCCACTTCCCCCCTGCCCTAGTCAGCGATATGAAGAAAGCGAAGCGATGAATATTAGAGAGACACTGAACGAGTTGGGCTACAAACTGGTCGCAACCGACGAGTGGGGCGATGTCTACGGCATCAGCATCACGGGTGGAAACGCCTACGTCAGCATCTCCGAGGAGCCTGTCACTATCCAGGCTGTCAAGATGCCCGACGACGCAGAGGCCGTCACCACCGTCGTACACTTCAGCCACGCCTGCGAAGAGCTCACGGATCTACTGCGGAAGTGGAGTGATGTCACACCTGCAACTTATTCTGAGTGAGCGACTCGGCTACGACCTTATGGCATACGTCGAGGAAGCAAAGTCTGAGGGAACCAGTTATCGGGAGATAGCGAAGTTCCTCACAGAAGAGACCGGCATCAAGGTCTCTAAATCAGCAGTCCACTACTGGCTGCACAACTAAAGAAAGAGGGAAAGTAATGAAGTATCAAATCACGTTGTCGGGAGCGCAGTACGCAACCCTGATGACTTCACTGGCGTACACCGACGCCACGCTCCACGAGGGCGAGTTTCACGACAAGGTGGAGGCACTGACCGACCACATCACCAGCACGTTCGAGCTGCTCGAGCCCGTATCGGTAGGTGCATAATGGCGTTCAACCTCAATGAGTACGAGCCAGTAGAAGTGCGCCTGGCTCGCTTCTGGGCCGAGCACCCAAACGGTCGAGTGCTGACCGAACTCATCCACCACGGCGAGGGACAGTTCATCGTCCGTACCGCCCTGTTCCGTGAGGGCGACAACCAGCCTTTCGCTACCGGCTACGCCGAGGAACTGGTGACTACCCGAGGCGTGAACCAGACCTCTGCCCTCGAGAACTGCGAAACCAGTTCAACGGGCCGTGCGCTGGCGAACGCTGGGTACGCCCCCAAGGGCAAGCGACCCAGCCTCGAGGAGATGCAGAAAGTCGTCCGTGCCGGTGGCAAGCCAGCAACGCCCGAACTCACGGATCTACAGAAGTCCGTCCGTGAAGAACTGCTCAAGGTCTACCCCAAGACCGACGAGCGAAAGTCGTTCCTCGAAGCCCAGACGGGTCGCCAGTTGGCAGGTCTGTACGAGCTCACCGAGGACGAGTGCAACACAATCATCAAATCCCTAACGAAAGAGGAGAAGTAATGGCTGAGGCCAACATCACTCTGGTCGGCAACCTGACCCGAGACCCAGAAATCAAGTTCCTGAACACCGGAACCCCAGCAGTCAAGTTCGGCTTGGCTGTGACCAAGAAGTGGCGTGACCGCAACGGAGCCGACCAGGAGCAGACCTCGTTCTTCGACTGCTCGGCACTGGGGCCAATCGCCACCAACATCGCCGACAGTCTCCACAAGGGCAACCGTGTCGTGGTGACGGGAACGCTCGAGCAGCGCTCCTACGACGACAAGGAGGGCAACAAGCGCTCTGCTGTCGAGGTCAAGGTCGAGGCCTGTGGCCCAGACCTGCGCTTCAACACCGCCAGCGTGTCTCAGGGCCTCTCACAGCCTGCCAAGCCTCGCTACTCCGAGCCAGAGGACGCTTTCTAATGGCGACCACCAGCGCAGGCGTACAGGCCATTCTCGACGGCATCGTGGAGAACTACGGCGACATCGAACTCACGGCTGAGGACGCAAAGGAGGTGTACGGAGGCTCAAAGGCTGGCAAGGTGAAAGACCTGGCACAGCACAACCTGCTTCAGTACGCCCTGCTTCACGCCCACCTACAGATCCAAGGGCTCGTGTCGCACATCGAGAACCTGAACCACCCCAACCGAGCGCAGCGTCGAGCTGCCAAGAAGCAGGGCCTCGTCCTGCCGAAGTAGTCCCGTTCCCCCGAACGATGAGAGACCGGCCTCTTCGGGGGCCGGTTTCTTTATGTCTTGACACTCGACTCGAGGCGCACTATCCTGACCCTGTCGGCAAAGAGCCGACGTTCCTGAGGAGGAAGAAATGAAAAAGCGCAACATCAGCATCCGCAAGGGCCGTGACATCACCCTGTTCGCAGGCGTCGGGACGTTCCTGGCAATCGAACTCTACGGCTTCGGCTACTACTGGAACGAAGCACAGATGTACCTCTGGGCTATTGGTGGCGGCCTGCTCGCCTCTGTCGTGACGGCTGGCTACCTCGCAGTCGTCTCAGAATGAACTGCTACGGAAAGACCGACATCTTCTTCACCAAAAAGAAGTTCCGAGAGGCTAAGGAACTCTGCCGGAGTTGCCCGAAACTACAAGAGTGCCGAGACTGGGGGCTCCGCTACGAGGAGTTCGGCGTCTGGGGTGGGCTAGATCCAGGCCAGCGCAAGCGAGTGCGCAGGGAGCAAGGCATCAAGTTCAGCGCTGTGCTCCCTAGTGCTAAGGCCGGCCACGCTAACTGCGGCACGAACGCCGGATACCACGCCCTGCTCAAAGCCAGCGAGAACCGCCAAGTGTGGTGCTCGAAGTGCCGAGAGGCGCACAGGGTCTACGTCGCCGAGCGCAACTGGCTACGAGCTCAGAGGCGATGATGTTCGACAACCCACCCTGTCAGGGCAAGACCGACCTGTTCTATCCGCCACTAGTGGAGTTCGACAGCCCCCACCACGTCTCGGAACTGAGAGAGCGCAAAGAGGCCGCCGAAGCCGAGGCTAAGGCTATCTGCCAGACCTGCCCGTACGTCGAGCCCTGCCTCGAGGCCGCACTGGACGGAGAGACCTACGGCATCTGGGGCGGCAAGAGCCCTGCCGAACGTCGAGAGATCCGCATCGAGCGCAAACTCATCATCCGTCGAGGGCCGTACGGCAACAACCACAATAACTGCGGAACCGAGGCCGGATACCAGGCACTCGCCAAAGAGGTGCAGGCCCGTGGAGGCTCCGCAGCCGGTCATCGGGTCAAGTGTAAGGCCTGCCGTCGGGCGCACAGTGCTCGGGTCATAGAACTGCGAGAGAAGAGGAAGCAGGAACAATGAGCCTCGAAGCACAAGCCCTTGTCTGGGGGCTCGAGATACCCAGCGCTCACAAGTTCGTGGCTATGGCGCTGGCCGACCACGCCCACAAGGACGGCACGGGAGCACGGCCTAGTCAGTCCACCCTGGCAACCAAAGTCTCGATGAGCTCGAGGCACGTCAGGCGCATCCTGAGCGACCTCGTCGAGTGGAAAATCATCGAGGTCGAGCGACCCTCGGGACAGCACCGAGCGACTACTTACCGCTTCGTAAGTATGACCCCAGACCGGACACCCGTGTCCACCCTGAAAAAATCCAGACCGGACATTTCAGCATCCAGACCGGACATATGCGACACTCAGACCGGACACCCGTGTCCTACTAACCATAAAGAACCGTTATTAGAACCCCTGCCGAACTTGCACGAACTAGCGGAGCAAGCCCGACGTATTCTTAGAGGAGGAAGATGAAAGTACGACCAAAGCACCTACAGCCCACCCCGAGGAGTGAGCAGGTCAAGAAGCGAGCCCAGAGCGCTATGCGCCACGTCTCTGTCTGCTCGTACTGCCACCGCCGAGGCGAGCCGTTCGTAGTCAAGGGCGACCCTGACGGCAACTTCTGGTGTATGGATCACATCGTTCCTCTGCACAAGTGCGGCGAGGACGCTCTTCACAACCTCACGAAGTCCTGCTGGGCCTGCAACGAGAAGAAAGGCGCATCGCTCTGGCAGCGCCGACTCGAGGGCAAGGAAATCGAGACCGCTAACAACAAGTGCCTGGTGTGGGACATCGACACGCTGCGAGCCGCTAACCCTCGCTTCGCCAAATACCTGAGCTGGGTGACCGCAGAAAAGGCCAAGCGCAAAAAGTCACGGCAGCCACGTCAATCCCAAGCCAAGCCCAAAAAACCCAAGTGGGTCACTATCGAACAAATAACAACCGAGCCGAAAGCAAAGCCCAAAAATAAGATGCGGCACTTCAACGACCCAAGGCCGAGCGTGTTCAAGGGGCAAATCAAACTTGTGAAGTAGTGTTAGGACGTGAAACTCGCCACCGAGGACAACCCACAGAACCCTGACGACTTCCTCGCCTATCTGTGCCACCTCTGGCGTCACGACATCTCGGTCAATAACAACCCCGTGAAAGCGCAGCTCACAATCATCGGATCCAAAGACCCAATGGTCATCGAGTGGACATCGAAGCACTACTCCCAAGCCCAGCACTGGCTACCTGGTCGCTGTGACGGCTGTACGGCGTGGGTCATCGAGAGAACCGAGTCCTACTGGGGAGCCCACCCCCACTTCTGCTTCAAGTGCTTAGCGTGGACTATGGACTACTTCGAGCGCAACTCCAAGTGGCCCGAGGGCAACTGGTGGCCGCACGAAACGTTCGCCCTCGATGAGCTGCCCGAGGAGGGCGATGAAGAGGTCTAGGCTCAACCCCGTCTCGAAGAAGCGCCAGACCCTCAACGTGGCTCGGCGTGTGTTCGTGCGCAAACTGCTCGAGGAGCGCCCCCAGTGCGAGGCCCAGATACCCCACGTCTGCTCCAACCACGCCACCGATGTCCACGAGATTATGACCCGAGCCAGGGGAGGCTCCATTCTCGACGAGGACAACTGCCTCTGCCTCTGTCGGCGCTGTCACTCGTTCATCACCGAGAACCCCAGTTTCAGCCAGGAGCACGGCTTCACCGTTCACTCGTGGGCAACGAGTGCGGATCTAATCGCAGCAGCACGAGCAAGGGAGATATATGGCCGAGAGTAGAGAACGTCGCTTCAAGATAGGTCAGGTGGACGAGTTCGTCTGCTGGCACAAGTCCCCCTACCGGACACCTCGCAAGCGCAAGAAAGCAATCAAGGCTAAGGGCAAGATCAATCCGTTCACCGCAATCGTCGAAGCGTGGCTAGGGAATGACGACTGACCCCCTCTTCGGCAAAGCGGCGTGGAAATCCTCGATGCTCGAGAAAGAGTTTCACGAGAACGTCGCCCACCTAATGCGGCTCAACGGCTGGTCGGTCTACTCCGTCCCCGACTCTCGACGGGTCAGCCTGGCAGGGTATCCCGACATCACCGCTTGGCGTGGCACTCGGCTCATCTTCGCTGAACTGAAGCGAGAGAAAGGGCGCACGTCCCCAGCCCAAGACGAGGTGCTGGCAGAGCTGAGAAATATCCCCTGCGCCGAGGTCTATATATGGAAGCCGAGTGACTGGGATGAAATAGAGTTAATAACGAAAAGGGAGAGATAATGCTTTCAGCAATTCTGTGGACAATCGTGCTGTTCGCATCACTGTACAACCTCTTCGGGTCGAGGGACTAATGAAGAACGCAGACCGGATGATCCGTGACCGCAAGATAGTCGCCAAGGCGCTCGACAAACTGACCGACGGCGTGATGCTCGACCTCTGCCGACGAGCTGGGACTCGTGCTGTCCGTGACTCGGGTGGCGAACGTGGCCCACGAGGCAAGGGCTCCTACTCCGACCCCACCCTGGCGGCGGTCATCCGCCTCGAAGAAGCACGAGTGGCCGACCCCGTGTTCGACGCTGTGCGAGACATCAACCGACTGCTCGATGAAATGGCTCGGATGTCGATGAAACTCGACGACCTCGTGCGCTTCGTTCAGACCGGCAAGGAGCGAGCGAAGCAGGCCACGCTCTCGGAGTGCAAAGTCTGTGGGCGCATCGTCGAGAACACCCCAGCAGACCGGATCCGTTCGGGAATGTGCGGAGCCTGCTACCAGTCGCAACGTCGCAAAGCCCAGCAATAGCAAGGAAATCAAAGTTTCTGAAAAAGATACTTGACTGTCCAAACGCTGGACACTTATAGTTAAGACATCGGCAACACCGCCGAGTTCCTGAGGAGGAAGAAATGAAAGCAACTTGGTATAAGAGCAACGGAAGCATCTACCACACTGGCGAAGTCGTGCCAGTCACGATTGCCGAAGTCACGGCAGCCCTGAAGGGCGCACGTTGCAAGGCTGAAGCATCTGAGCGTGGCGGAGACATCTACGTCACCTACGCCGATGCGGATTACATCAAGGTAATGAAGTGCCTCGCTACCGCAAACTTCAACACCACGCTGAGCAAGGACTTCGACGGCTTCCGTATCAACGGCCTGCAGTTGGACATCACCCCTGAGCAACTCGCCTACAACCTTGAGGACATCGCACGGGTGGGGGCATAATGAAGCGCACCGCTTACGCCTTTGCCAACTGGGACAAGAAGTTGGCTATCTGGCGCATCTACTGCCCTGAGTGCTGGGTCACTGCTGGCAACAAGAAAGCCGACGCCGAACTGCTCGACGGAAACGGCGACGTGGTCGGCTGTGTCACCTGCGGAAAGGCTCTGCGATGAACTACCGAGTAATCAACACCAACCGCATCCCGTTCGTCTACGCCTACGCCTCGCTGAAGTTCCAGGACGAGTTCAAGCGGATCTACGTCATCGAGTACGTCCGGCCACGGGGCGAGGAATACTTCGGTCTCTTCGAGGCTGACACTATCAACGGCGTGAACCACGAGCCGACGCTGGTGGCGTACTACAGCGTTCTAGAACACGCTGTGTTCGGCGTCGAGTGGCGCTCGAAGGAGCTCATCAAGGAGGGCTGGAATGTCCTATAACCTCTTCGACCTGCCCCCCTACGAGGACACGATGACGAGCATCCTCGCCGCCGAGTCAATGGTCGGCCACACCGCCCGACTCCGTGACCGAGTGCTCGAAGCACTACGCCAGCAGCCGATGACCGACGAGCACATCGCCGAGCACCTGAGCCTCGCACCGAACACCGCTCGACCCCGTCGCATCGAACTGACCCGAGACGGCCTCGTCCGTCAGGTCGGCGAAGCAAAGACCAAGTCGGGCCGCCGAGCAATCCTCTGGGGCGCAGTATGAGCCAGACCCATATCAAGATGACGTGGGAAGTGTTCGAGAAACTAATGAACGGCCTAAAGGCTGGTCAATCCGACCACTTCTACTGGCTCGACACTTGGGAACTGGCGCACAGGGAAGAAGTGCCAACCGACGAGGAGGAGGAAGAGTGATCCGTAAGTCCCTCGTAGTCCTGTGCCTGGCACTCCCCACGATGCAGACCAGCGCCACGGCAGTCGCTCCCGAGCACCGCTACGTCGCCCCTGTCCACCACCTCGTCTCTGCCGAGATGATGCGCAAGTGGACTCGGGTCTACATCTGCGAGACCCACAACTGGGCGCAACGTGGCCACTACGCCGGTGGGCTGGGCATCACCCAGTGGAACTGGGAGCACCACGGCGGCCTGCGCTTCGCTCGAGCCCCGTACCTAGCGAAGCCCGAGCAGCAGGTCTACGTCGCCACCGTCATCCAGCACGGACTCCCCGTCCCTGACCAAACCTCGACCTGTAAGGACTGGTAATCGTGGCTGATATGTTCACCGTCGCTAACGTCCAGAACGGCATCGCCAAGAGCCTGAAGCGCATTGACGAGCTCGTGGACGAGATTGCCAAGGCCGGAGACGACGCCGCCCACTTCGAGGCCGACTTCAAGACCGCCTACGCCAAAGCACGGCTACAGATCCGTGCGCTGGCTAAGGAGAAGCTGACAGTGGACGAGGTGGCAGACCGAGCTCACGGGCTCTGCGAAGCCGAGTTCCTCGCCTACAAGATTGCCGAGAACCGGCTGACCACCTGCCGAGAGGCGCTACGAGCGAGCCAGGCACGGCTCGACGGCCTGCGCTCTCTGCTGTCCAGTATCAAAGTGGCCACTAACTAGTGATGTCACACACTATGATTACAGTTCGCAGTACCAACCTATTCCTGAGGAGGAAGAAATGAAAGTAGTGACCAGGACTGACATACTCAGTCACGATGAATGGCTCGAAGCCCGAAGCAAGGGTCTGGGAGGCTCCGACGCCGGAACTATCCTCGGCACGAACCCCTACAAGGGTCGCCTCGAGCTCTGGCTTGAGCGGACCGGACGCATCACCAACACGTTCCAGGGCAATGAGGCAACCCGTCTCGGACAGGCGTTCGAGCGCCCCGTAGCGGAAATCTACGCCCAGATGATTGCCCCTCAAGGGCTGGCAGTCGTCGCCTGGCCGGTGCTCCTACAGGGCAACATAGAGTTCCAGTTGGCCAACGTGGACTTCTTCATCTGCCGAGTGAGCGACCTCAACGTCCACGAGTTCGAGCTGGGCAAGGTGAACGACTATCAGGGAGCCGACCTGCCCGTGGGAACCTGCGGCATCCTCGAGGTCAAGACCACCGGCCTCTCGGGTCGAGGCAACTCTCGGGCGTGGGAGAACGGCCAAGTCCCCTCCGGCTACTACGCACAGGGCTGTCACTACGCCAGCATCACCGGCATCCGAGACGTGACGTTCGTGTGCCTCATCGGTGGGCAAGGTATCGTGACCCGTGACGTGACCTACATCGAGGCCGAAATCGACGCACTCGTGGCAGCCGAGGTCGAGTTCTGGCATCAGATCCACAGCGACATCGAGCCCCAAGCCACCGAGAACGACCTCGACGCCCTCAAGACCCTCTACCCCGAGAGCACCGACGAAGTAGTCGAGGCTGACGAAATAGTCCTCGGGCTCTACAAGGAATACAAGGCCAAGAAAGCCGTGGCCGACGAGACCGACGAGGAACTGAAGCGTCTCCGTGCGCAGATTGAGCAGGTCATCGGGAGCGCCCAGGCTGTTGCCTACGAGGGTGAAATCCTCTACACCTACAAGTCCAACAAGGCTTCGGAGACGTTCGACTCCAAGGCTTTCAAGGAAGCCCACCCCGACCTCGCAGCTCAGTTCACCAAGACCAAGGCAGGCGCACGAGTTCTCCGGCTGGTGGCAGAGTGAACTCACTCATCCTGATAGGAGACGCTCGCCAGCGTCTAGCAGAGCTGCCAGCAGGCTCGGCTCGCACCTGTGTCACGTCACCGCCCTATTTCGGGCTTCGTGACTACGGGACAGCAACTTGGAACGGAGGGGATACAGAATGCGATCACCTCGGCAAACCAATGGCGACTAAGGCAAACATCAACCGAAACTGCGGGACTGGAAACGATGTCAAGAACGCAACTGCTAGGGAGTTCTTTCGTGAAACCTGTGGGAAGTGCGGTGCGACCTGTATCGACTCTCAAATCGGGCTAGAAGAAACGCCCGATGCCTACGTCGCTGAAATGGTGGCGTTATTCCGTGAGGTCTGGCGAGTTCTGGCCGATGACGGAACGCTGTGGCTGAACTTGGGCGATAGTTATGTTGCCGACAGTTATGTCAGGGAGCGTGGAACGCAAGCGTTCCAGAGCGGCGCTGATACCGCAAATGAGGGCTGGCTTGCGGCAGACCGGGCAGAGAGTGGCAAAGCACGAAAAAACTTGTCGTGGGCTTCCAGCGCAGGGCTAAAAAAGAAAGACCTAATCGGTATCCCGTGGCGTGTGGCGTTAGCACTTCAGGCTGACGGCTGGTATCTGCGCTCAGACATTATCTGGGCAAAGCCCAACCCGATGCCAGAGAGCGTGACTGACCGACCAACCAAGAGCCACGAATATCTGTTCTTGCTGACCAAGTCACCTCGCTACTACTACGACCACGAAGCCATCAAAGAGCCTGCATTACACCCGAAAATGAAACATAAAAGCAATAAAAAACCAGAGGGGGCAAGCGTGGCATACATTGGCAACCCACCAACAAACTTAGGTCGTGCTGGCACTTCTGACAACGGGCTTCGCAACAAGCGTGACGTATGGACAATCAACACCAAGCCGTTCAAGGGAGCACACTTCGCTGTAATGCCCGAAGCGCTGGTCGAGCCCTGTGTCTTGGCCGGAAGCGCCGAGGGAGACACGGTGCTAGATCCGTTCACGGGCTCTGGCACAGTGGCAGTCGTGGCAAACCGACACGGGCGCAACTTCGTGGGGACTGAGCTGAACGCCGATTACGCAGAAATCGCCCGAGAGCGCATAACGAAAGACGCACCGATGCTGAACAAAGTGGAGACAAAATGAGCATCCGCAACGCCGCAGACTGCGAACACGGCTGGCACAGCGTTCTGACCTGCCCGTTCTGCCTACGCAACCAGAAACAGAGACTGACCGAGGAGAAAATCAAGGCCCTCGAGGAGACAGTCGAGCGCAAGGAGGCGCTCATCGAGGCGCTGAAAGGCACGATTGCCTACCTATCCGACCAAGTCGAGCACTACAAGAAACACTTAGGAGACCTAGATGAGACACTTTGAGCACTTCTGCCTACTGGTATGGATCTTCGGGGTCTACCTCGTGAGCTCGTGGGTATTCTGGAAGAAGCTCAGCAAGGACAAACTTACGACCACTGTGTACGTGGCCGAGCAGACAATCGCACTAATCCTCGCCAGCATCTTGCTGTTCGGACTATGGGAGATAACCAAGTGATTGAACTACGAGCCGACACCGAGGGCTTCCACGCCTCTCTCAAGGACGCACACCAGGCGATTACGGAGCACCGCCAGGCAACCTGCCCCCACGCCTACGAGGTGCTCGACTTCGACGGCAACCCC